TTTGCAAGAACCATAGACGATAGGAAGTCCAGCATCATCACGAGTATTAGGCTGGTCACCAGTATTAGCCGTTTGCAAAAACAGATTAATGGTAGCCTGCGTAACATTAGGAACAGAAGTAAGCGCAGATGTATTGGCAGTAGAACTAGCCGCACTGGTCATATAATCCGTCATCTGCGTAAACGCCTGCGGAAGCGCACGGGAAATCAATCGTAACGGCACAGCATAGAAATCATAGTACTCTTTAATACGAGTATAAGCAGCCGTATTAACCGGAACAGTACGGGTAAACCAGTCAGAGGAAATACGATACTTATTACCGGGAATAGCAATTTGCCAGTAGCAAGGAAGAATCTCACCAACTTTAGCGGTAAATAGTTTTTTCGAACTCAAATCGAAAGAGGACCGATGGGTAGAAATTTTCGCACGATCCAAAGGATTAAAATCACTCATAATTTATAAACATTAAATTAAACCATACGATTAAAAATGTCATTAGCATCATTAAGTTTCTTGTGCTTAATCATATCGCGACAATATGTCGAACTACGGTGCCGGAGTTGCTCGAGAAGACAAACCGTTTCACTTGATACGGACTGCAAGACATCAATCTCCTGCCCGTTCTGAGACAACGCAAACATACAATCTGAGATTTCAGGGTATTGGGAACGAAGATCGTATGCATCTCGTAAACTTTCATAATTCTTTTTCTTCTCATATTCTATACCTTTTTTAATAATAAACATAATACGACCGGCATAAGAATCAATATTACAGCCAAAGAGAGGCAAATGCCAGTTATAGAAGAACTTATAGACATATAAGAATAACCGATATAGCTTATTAATATAAGACTCAATATCGACATCACTAGAACTGTTACAGAACCTAGTAAGGCACCTAGCAGAATGTAATATAATCTTATCATCATCAGTAAGAATAGGGTTAAACTTAAGATATTGATAATAAGTACGGACAAGGCTCAAGACTGAATCTTGTTTATAAGCGATGAATCCGTATTTTGCAATTCTTTTTGGCGTTGAGTGTACAGCGCGAAGAACTCGAGCAATCGCAACACTATCGTCATCGCGAGCAGACGAGAATCGGGGCAATAAGGTACGGATATACGAAATGGGTGGAGTTGACCGAAGACTGATGCCGTTGAAGTTATAGACTCTTCCATTAACGACAGAATCGATTTTTTGCTCAATCTGCGCATAAGGTTCTTCACCTTCCACGAAATCGCAACCTTTCTCAAAGAATCCGAGAGACGCTCTTGAGCGGGGTCTAAACGCGCGGCATGAGCGATATAATAAGGGAGCAGAACTAAGGCTGTTAACGTAACTCGAAACGTACGAAGAAGCTCCACCTCGGGTAATCTGGAAATCTGAACGGCCGAATTTCCAACTCTTATCGTGACAGTGTCGTAATACCTTTGAGACTTCTTCCGAGTTTGTGAATAATAAGATATGGTAATGCGGACGGAAGTGAACAGGGCCGTACTCACCAACAGCGTAGAAATGTAGCGTTTCATAAGAACCTAATTGTTTATATAAATATTTACGCAATCTTTTAATATAATTCTGGACATCAACATAGTTTAAAAAGGGAATAAGGTTATCACGACCGTATTGTTCAGAAGCGGGATAATCCGTTTTGTCAACCGATTGCGTCTTATAGATAAAACTACGAATAGCATCCATGCTAAGAAACCAATTATCCTTGACAGGAGTATATTCCTTAATCTCACGGTCAAACGGCACTGTGCCTTGTACCTGCTCGAAGAATATATGACGCAACACGGAGTTATCATCACATTGATATTCGGAAACAGGAATATAGTTATGATGTTCATGACCAAAATGAATATCTCCCGAAATGCCTAGAGCGTCATCATAATCACTATGCAAAACCTTACAAGCCATAAGAGGAACATGTTCATTATCATAAGTAAGTGTAACAAAATAAGAATACTTAAAAGCACTTCCAGCGGTCTTCACGCGCATAGACGCTTTTTGAGCTTTCTTATGGATACAATAATCACATTGACCGCAATCTACAGCAATGCGTGCACCATTATATTTATTCGTGATAAACGAACGATGTTGACAATAATCAACAGCCTTAAACAAATCGGGAGAAAATTTCATATAACCAAGAGCCTGCAGAGGCAACAAATATAAAAATAAATAAACAATAAAATCAATTAAACGCCAATAGCGTTAAGAATATAACCAAGAGCAGCGGAAACAGCTCCAATCACAATTTTCCAAATGTTATTACGCTTCATCACTAGTTTGAGTTTTAGGTTCAACAAAATCAACAAAACCATTCTCTTCTTTAATCGAATCCACAATAACAATAAGACCCAACGAAGAAATTCGCTCAGAATAATTTCCAAGACCATCGAGAGAATTGACAATATAAGGCGAAATAACATCACGACCAGTGGTTTTCTCTTTAACTGAAATAATAAATTTCTGCATAATTGTAATAATTTTAAAGGGTTAATAATAATTATAACTTCTACGTGGGGCAAAGGTATGACTTTTTTTTGTATTTCCAAACATTTTTCTTAGAAATTGTGGAGATAGGACCATTTGTGATGGAGTGTGAGTTGTGCGTTTATAGACAAGGGATGGAGAATTCGAGAGGATAACTCGAATTTGCTTCGCACACAACTAGGGGCTTCGCATAATTAACAAGTGGATGTATACAGGGGTGTATAGGCACGGCAGGTCAGATAGAACCTGCCTTTGCGCACTCCGTGCTAAAATACCGAAGCGGAGCTTCTTCAAGGAAGTCGCTCCGCTCCGTTTTTTGATCAGGCCCTACGCGGGCGGCGGGTGTATATCGCTCAAACGCCGCGATGGGCTTCTAGTCCTAAAGAATGTTAGGATCCTTTGGGTATAATGTATAAGTATGCTCGTATTTACTTACGGCCAAAAGCACCAAAACGAACACCAGCACCAACAACATTACCAGCACCAGATGCAACAGAACCAAGGCCACGGGAAACAGAATCCCAATAATGAGTACGGGATTGTTTACGAGCCAATTCAGCACCATATTCAGCAGCCTTCTGTTGTGCCATAGAAGTCTTATATTCCGTATGTTTACGGAGCTTGACATTCTTGTAATCATACGTACTATCACGATACTGTAATTCATGGGAAGCATTAGCAGCCTTAATTAGAGAATCGGCAGTTTCAGAAGCTACGCGATTGTCAATTTTCTTGCCAGAAGCTTCAGCAGAAACAAGAATAGCACGCTGAATTTCAGTCTGAATCTGTTTCTCCGTAAGAGAACCTTGAATCTGAAGATTAACTAAGGTTTGAGCCTTAATAAACAAATCAGCTTGTTGATTCTGATCCATATATTTATTTATAACACGTTGAGCATCAGAATTAAGCAAAATCTGGGTCTCCTGTGCAGCAGAAATACGTTCAGCGAATTGGGCGTTCTTTAAATTTTGGGCTTCAGTAGATTGATCTAGAGCAGCAGAAATACGGCCTGTTTCCTTATTCCAGTAACCAGAAGATCCAATAGCTAAATTCTTCCAGTTAGTAAGACCTCTATAATAGTCTGATAATAAAGGGGTTACCGTATCAGTCTGACGAGCACGAGAACCCGATTCACCAGCTGCAGCTTCAGAGGCCTTAGCTGTAGCAAGAGATGCAAGAGACTGAAACACACCAGAAAAATTAGGTTTATAGGCTTGCATACTAGGAACAGGGGCAGCAGTAGCAGCGGATCCACCAGATGCAGGAGATCTAGAGCCAGCCATAGCAGCAGAACCTTGGACAAATGGATTCAAACCTCGAGAAATCATAGCATTGGGAGAATTATAAGCATTGTTCATACCCCACATCTGTTGCTGCCAATCACGTTGTATTTGAGCCTGCTCAGCATTAAATGCGTTTTGCTCACGCATCATACGAAGATTAACCTTATTCTGATGGTTTTGGTTAACCATACCGACAATATTGTCGGTAAGGTTTGCAGCCGAAGAAGCAATAGCATCAAATAAGCCCATTATCCATTAGAGGCAGGGGCGGAATCCGAAGACGGCGCTGCCTTACTCTCTGCCAATAAAGATTCAGCATATTTAGTAAGTTCAGATTTCTCGCTAGCCAGCTGTTGAAGAACAGCCTGACGTTCTGACATAGTCTGACAATGACGAGAAATAACACAATTAAAACGCTCTTCGTCAGTCATACTATCCATAACAGTAGACTGAGTAGGATGCATTTGAGCAAGAATATTCTGAACATTCATATCGCCAAGCAAACAACGATATTTTTCTTGATTCAGCAAAATCTGAGTCATATCAGCTTGAATCAAATCATCATCTGGAGTCTTATCATACATGACTGGGTCATATGCAGACTGTTGATAACAAGGGTGCCCTTCAATCAATTCGGGAGTAACCTCATTTTTAATATAATCCGGATTTTTATAAGCAAAATTTCTCATAACTACACACAATTAATAAGGTAAACCATTTCTATCCAAGTTCTGAACAGCATATACTTGGAAATTAACATTACATAACAGCTGGTCAAATGCGACAGAACAGTTAGTAGCATCGACCTGAGGGACAAAAATAGAATTCAGTTGTTGAGGACGAACCTTCATAGACTGATAAGACCAAGCGCCACCGGAAGTCAGTACCTGCCAACCATCAAGAGGAGCAACCCATGATTGGTAAGCAGCGCCAGTACGGAATCCGGCATGAACGGTATCAATACTGGATTTCCACTGCCAGTAACGCAGATTATAACCTAAAGCACCAGAAACATTACGACCGGGGTTATTCTGAAGGTTAAGAGCAGGAACAGACTGCATACCAAGCTGATCAAACGCAGGTTGGGGGAAATCAGAGATAGCAGTAACAGTCAACTGGGGCGCCTGACCTGTTAAATTCCAATCCAACATAGGTACAGCGTGATATACACACATAATAATCTGATGCTCAGCACCACAATCATAAGTAAGAGTATAACCAGAATTACTAGATACACCTTTACCGGCAATAGAAGCCTGAGAAGAATCGGTATCAAGATTAGTATTAACCACTTCATTAATATTGATTACACTAGACCAACCTCCAATATAATGAGCATGATTACCCATGTATTCGGGGGCTTTAATACCAAACTGAGCAGCCATCTGGTCTGAATAGTCCTTGCTAGAGAACTGTACTACTTCTTTCCAACGTTGAAGGTATTCTGTAGCACGGATTGAGAGGGCGGATAAATCTGAATTAAGAGTAGCATAACGAAGAGCATTAGAAGAATTGGAAACAGTAGCATTGGTAGTAGAAGAACCATTCTCTATCAAAGCAGCTGTCTCTTATACACCATCTCCGAGCCCACGAGACCTCTCTACATCTCGTAT